CCACCACCTGTGAATCTACTTTCTGTGACTTCGGCGATTTATTCAGCGACCAGTTAAACGTCACCCTCTCAACCGTACTCCCCATCTCCGCAACATTCACATTGTTAGTAAAAGAAGCGATTGCCATCGGTACATACGCCAGGTCCTCTATCTTCTTTTTCCACTCATCTGAAAAGTCGTTGCTTGACAGCCCTTTTCCTTCCTCTTTTTTCACAAATGTTCCTTTTGCAGTGTCCCATACCTGTTTCAGACCATCCGCATCAAGAAATTTTCCCATAGTGCTCTCCTTTCTCTCCTATCGCATCTTCAATTTCTTCCCTGGTAAGGGGATTACATCCACATATCACATCACCCCCTTCCCCCGTCATGAATCCGATTACTTCTGCGATTTCTTCTTTGGACAGCGGCAGACAGTCACATCCTTCCGTCCCGCCGCCCTCCGGAGCAATGCGGTCCAATTTGTCGATTTCTTCCTCTGTGATCTCACTGATACTGTCCTCATGTTCCTTCATCGCAAACTGCGTCCTCTGCAGCTCATCCTGCAGAGCATTTATATCATCAGCCTCTACCGTATCACCATTGGTCACATAGCAGACATACACCTCCGGCAGATTCGTGTAAATGCGGATAATCTTTTTCCACGGGGTAAGACTTGGCGTTGACAGGGCATAGGTCTGTACAGACTCCCCTGTCAGCTGTGGGCCAGTGTAGACCGTCAGCGAGCCTTCTTTTATGTTGTCATGTTCCAGATAGTCTTCATACACTCCGCCTTCCGGCATCGAAATATGCTCTTCAATGGTATAGGATTTTCCTTCAACATAATTTAATTTCTTTGTAAATTCTGATACCTTCACCGGACATTCACCTCCAGAACAATCTCCCCTGCTACTGCAATCTGTCCATCCGTCAGCACGATTCCGTTTTCTGTCCCATTTATCAACAGGCAAAGGCAATCCTCTATTCCTTCTGTCTCCATCAGAAGATGGATTATCTTCGCCCGGCTGATATAACCGATTTCAAATGCATGACCACTCAGGTACTCTGATAAACTCTTCTGAAACGCAGTCTGAACTATCCCGAGATTATATCCGCTTTGCAGGACTACTTTTGCCCTTACCCCTACCGCAATCTCTTCTGCGGATACCACAGCTACTTTGGGACCGATCGGGCGTTTCTGTTCTATATGGTCATACACCTGTTCACAGAGTTCTTCCGTTGCTCCTGTTTTTTGAGAATCTGTGAGCACGACTTTTACTGTTCCTGGTCCATCTGCAAGAGGAAAGACTCTTACCGCACCCACCCCCTCACATTCCATTGCCCAGTTATAGTAATCATACTTATTCCCGCTGGTTGCCGGCTTCCGCAATATCGTCAGATAGCGGTTTCGGAATGCTTCTGTCTCTTCTTCATCCGTTCCCGGATTCAAAAGTTCCACAAGCTCTGCCTTTTGCAGACCGCTGATATATTCTATCGGCACAAGCTGCCCTGCAGCGTTATTCCCAACACTTCCGGGAGTTTCGCAAACCAGCCTGTAAATCCCATCCTCCATCTTTTCTATTACGGTAAAATTCAGGTTGTCATGGTTAAACCGTGTCCCTTCCCGTATCTCCAATGCCGTCGGCTCAAACTGCCCTCTCCATACCGCCGCCTGCGCCGCATGCGGGATCACATCCCTCTCCCACGCCTGCCGTACCAAATACTCCCTGTCTGCCGTATCTGCAAAAATCTGCTTCAGCAAATACTCCAGCGCAATATACGCCAGATTAAGCTCGATTGCCGCCGGAGCCAGCGCGTCATAAATAACGGCCCCTTCCCGCTTGTCCATCGTGTCAGGGATACGGTCTAAAAGCCTTTGCAGGATCGCCTCATATGTATTTGTTTCAAACATCAGATTGCGACCTCCTTTCCTGCCTCGATCTCACCTACATCAGTCACGACAGTAAACTCCGCATACACCGCACCTTTACGGGATATATCAAACACAAAGTCCTTCACTTCCATGATTCGGTCATCCTGCAAAAGCGCTTCTGAAATTCTTTTTTCCAGAACAGGGCACACATAGTCTGCCGGCATCCCAAACAGATCCATCAGCTCAATCCCATAGTTCCAACTGTATACCACATAACGGTAACGCTCTGTATTCAGGATTTTATAGATAACCTGTTCCATTGCCTCCCGGCCGTCGTACATCCCCATGATCCGGCTGCTTTCTATCAGCATCCGGTAATTTCTGCTCGGCTGTTTCGGGGTGTCCGCCAGCCTTTTTAAGGCTTTTCCGCCGTCAGGTAACATCTTTTCGCACCTTATCGTACATAATATATTTCTGTCCGCCCTGCTGTCGGACTAAAATGACCTCATCGCCGACGTCCAAGCTCCGCCGCACTTTCATTTTCCCGATCATCTTCCCGATTCCCTTCACTTTTGCCGCAACGGTTTTCCCGTCAATCTCCATTGTCAGATCCAGGTCCATCTCCCCGATTTCCAGCTCTGTCTCCGCCATGTATTCCTCCATTGCCTCCCCGCAGTCAATCTGCAGCTCTCCCAGGGTTATCTTCTGATCGACCATGATCTGCATCGGCTCTGTCGAGACCACTTTCCCGCGGGTAACCTCCGTCGGCTTCGACGCGCGCACCGCCTCCACAGCCGCCCGCTGCAGCACTTTTACCATATCTGTCGCATCAAGCAACGAATTCGCCTCCTCTCACCGTCAGATCCATGTAATGCACGTCTTTCCGGAATACATGCTTACACTTCTCCACAAGCATCAGGTTCTCCAGATGTACGTCCCCCAGATCCATTTTTACCACGATAAGGTTTCCCGCTCTCACGTTTACATCCCCAAACAGATTTGAAAAAGTCAGGTTCCGCGTCGGCTGGTTATACAGTGACAGCAGCGCGTCCGCTTTTGCCGCGCCGTTTTCCCC